GTCTTCTTTTCTACGCCTTTTATTTTACCTTTATTCTTAGAAGCATAGAAAACTTGTTCGCCTCTTTTTTTACCATATTCTTTTTTCATGGCAGACATAATTTTACTGCCTTTTTTGGTTAGTGGCATCTCTTCTCGCTTGGTTTAAAGTTTGATTTGTCATCTTGTCATACTGAACTTCAGCACGTTTATCTGCAATATCATAATCTTTTTGAATTCTTGCTTGATCAATTGCGTTTTTTTGTTGAAGTTTTTGTGCATCTAATTGCAGTTTTGCTTGATCAACTTGCGCATCCATCTGATCTTTTTGTGCGTCTTGCTGTAACTCCTGTTGTTTTAACTGAACAACAGGATCTGGTTGACCTCCTCCAGATAGTTGTTGTGAAGTTTGTTTTAATTCAATCATAAATTGAGCTTCCAGTTTTGCGATAACAGGATCTAATTGATCTTGTGGAACTTGACCTTGCTGTGCTAAGAACATCGCCTGTTCTTTTGCTTTAAGAGAAACATGCTCTAAAATATGTTTTTGTAATTTCATTGCCATTGGAGGATTACCTAAAATCATTTGATTTGTTCCAAAGATTAAGTGATTTTGAATATGTGCATCGTGATCTTGTCCCTCGTATGCTTTTAATAAATTGCCATCTAATAAATCAGCGTGCTCCATTGCTGGATCTTTTGGTTCAACAGGAGTATCTTTTCTTAACATCTGATCTACGTCTTTAACACCTAAAGCCTCATACATTCTTCTGTACGCCTCTTTCATGTTATGTAAGTCAGGAGCGCTTTGAGCTAACTGTAATTCAGTTTGAGCTAAGGTCACTCTCTGAGTCATAGAAAAAATATTAGGATCAGAGACTGGTAGTACATCTACTTGCTCACTAAAGTCTTCTGCTTTAATAGTTCTGTCTGCACCCTGAACAGCGTAAGGATATGTCTCAGGAAGGTAATCTCCGAATACTTTGAATAATAATTTAAATTCTTTTTTCTGAGAGTAATATGATCTCTTGTGGATAGCGGACATAACTTTTGATCCTCTCTCCAGTAAAGCCATTGTTGTACCGACAGGAGCGTTTTGATTAGCATCGCCTACCTGTAAATCAGTGATAGCTGCAAATCTCTGACCTGACTGCACTACAAACCCTAATAAACTATATAAAGTTTGAGAGGGCTCTTTATAAGGCAGAGGCATTAAAGCATTTCGAAGATCACCATTGGGTGCATCTATATCTCTAAATTCACCTGGTTGAATAGGCTCCGCATCATCTCTAATTTTTAATCCTCTTGATTTAAAACCAGCGGGTAAGTTTGACAATGATCCCGCATCAATTAACTGACGAAGAATTGATGTGGCTGCTCTAGAAAGAGAGCCAATAACATGTAGTAAACCAAAACCATAGAAACCTAATCCTGGTAAAAATTTATAATGAACAAAGTACTGCTTCTTCATTTTCTTCGGATCATCTTTTTCATAGTTTCTACGAATACCTACAATCTCACTGGATCCATCCTCAATGGTTACAATGTAAGGTATTTTAATTCCTGTGGTCTCACCAGTTTCATCCATATCCTCAAAACCTTCAATATCTAATGAAACATGAAACTCATATAAACGAACATACTTGTCTCTGTCATTTTCTTTTACCCCTTCAATCTCGTCATACTTCCTTTGAACTTCACTAGGATTTACTTTATCGGGTTCAAGTTCAATATCTTTATAAAAACCTGAGACCTGCTTTTTTCTAAAATCATTGTAACTCATATTTACAATTTGACAGATACGATCACAGCTATCTAAATCAGATGCCATGTAGTTCACGACTAAGTCTTCGGCTGGAACAAACTTTGATACCGCTCGATCCATTAACTCGTCGTAATAAATTTTTTTAAATGTGCTACCAGCGAGAGGGAGATAAAATAACATTTGATCATACTCAGGTGTGAAGTCTTCCATTTTATTCATTAACTGATAATTCATGTATTCTTGAACACGCTGTGCTCTCGCATACTTATCAGGAGTTTCTTCTCCCATCACCACAGTTCGAACAGGTCCACTTGATGGTAGTAACTCTTTGTAGGCGGATGCCTGAAACTGAGTGGCACTCTCCGCTAATAGCGGATGGGTAACACCACTCGCACCTGTAAATGGTCGAGTGCGTCTTTCGTATTTAATTCCTAATAAATCTAATCCCTTAATATAAGCTTCCTCCCAATCTTTACGAGAGGCGCGATCACTTTCCAGATCATCTAATAGCTCTGAGGATATTCTTCCTAGGAGTCGGTCATCTAAAACTTCTGCTAAGTTGGAATAGAACTCTACTTCATCGGGAAGCTTGGACAGCGGATCGAAGTCGAGAGTTGCTCCTCCCTCTTCATCCATTTCAATCTCTAGTCCTTCGGGAGTCGGGATTGGTTGACCATCAATCTCTACTTCAGTTTCCGATTTGATAATCTCTAATTCAGGTTTCTCTCCTGTTTGATATAAACCTTTGTCGGTATTAGTTGCCATAATTTATTTTTCCAATAACAGTATTTATATCAACTAACCCATTATTTACAAGTGATCGTCTTTGAGGAATACTTATACTACCGCCTTGGGCTTTCTTTGTTGGTGGCGTGCCTTTAATATTTGAAGTCTTGCTCGATCGAATAGTTCCATCGGACTCGGTTTTGAGTTTTTGGTCGAGGACTTCTTGGGCTGCCGTTCCATAATCTTTTGGTACACTTCTAACTCCTAATGCTGTATATAAACCTTGTTCAAGGTACCATCTAATCGCTTGAGTGTCACGAACTGATTTTCCTATTAAATTGGATAAATCTGTCATGTATTTATCAAATACAATTTTAAACTCTTTTGTAGGACTCCCTGTGTTCTCCATAACAGTTCCATCCTTATTACTAAGTATCTTACCATCTTTATCTCTGACATACATACTTCCACCCATTAATCTATTCATGCCTCTAATATTCCACATATCAGTAACGTTGTTATCATCGACTCCATAAAGGTTTGCCATAAACTCTCCTATCTTAGGTCCGAAGGCTCTATGTCCAGAATAATATTCCTCCATTCTAACTCCTTTTGATGGACCTAAGTTGCCATATTCTTTTCTAAAATCTTGAATATCTCTTCCTTGCACTTCTGAATGCATAAATTCTAAAAAAGCAGGAAGTCCGTTTTTTTGAATATAATTATTAGCTAAATTTAACTGTTTCGCTAAATTAGAACCTCTAACTGTCCAACCACTACCAGTTTTTGGATTTGTTAAAGGTATTTGCCCTGTGTCTGCAAAAATATCAGCAACCTGTAACCCCACTTTAAAGTCCAACCCAACATTTACTCCTGAGGACGCAATGGCTGTTGTAAAAAGTAGTAAATCTTTTAAGTCAGGATTATTTGCAAACTTTGGATTTATTTTTGGAGCAATCTCCATTGCTTCTCTGACACCCTCATCATACCATCCTTCTCCTGTAACCTCTTGCTGTAATTGATAATTAATTTCTTGTAAGCCCTCATCCAGCATTGCTTTATAATCTTTTTCATTAAAGATATCTCTCTTTTTTCCTGAGTCTAAATACTCAAGAACATCTGGAATTTTTACTTTTGTATCTTTTAACTTTGCAGCATTAGAAACAAATTCTGGTCCGCTAAGTATCTGAGCGTTATTTTGATTTACTCTATCTATTATTTGTTGAGAAGCCTTTGAAGGATTTTTAGTTAAGAAACCTGTCCCCCTACCTTTATCATAAGGAATTGTAGTATCACCAAATTGTTCTGCTGTAGGATCAATAATCTCTCCTTCTTTGTTTTTCAAAAACCAGTGCGTCTCTCCTTTATCTAATTCCTCAGGAAAAGTTTTACTGTTTAACACATAAGATTTAAATCCGTTTTCTTTTCCATACATGTGAAAGGCGGCTTCTGATGCTGCATAACATTGACCACAGCTAATATCATCATCTTTCTTCAATTTTTTTAAATACTGTGGTTTTAATAAATCTGTGCTTAATACAGGTCTAATCTCATTTTTAAGAATGGAGTCTTGAGGACTATATACTATCTTGGGAGTAACATCTGTCTTCTTTTCTTCCGCTGTCATAATGAAATCAGAAGGATCTCGTTTAGATTCTGTAAAACCTACGTCTTCTACTTTTGTTTTCTCTTCAGGAACATCAGGCGTGATTAAGGGCTCAGGTTTTGTTGTTGTCTCTGGTGTTGATAAAATTTGATCTAAAGGAGTCTCGGAAGGAAGAGTAATATTTTTGTTTAACTCTTCATTAAATTTTCTCTCCGCGTCTATCTGTTCTTGATCGGGAGCGTAAACTTCTCCTGAGGGAGTTGTTTGCATTTCACTAATAATGCTCGCCGCAGGCGAACTCGCAAAATTTATCAGAGTATCATATACATCATCTAAAGTTATATTGCCAAGTGATAATTGGTTTTGAATCTCACCAGCTTGTTGTGATCCCAAAGTGCCCACGAGCAGCGATCCGAGAATCTTAGGATTCTGTAAAGCCTTGAGGGCTATCGGTCTTGCTACGTTGAAAATCATTAATCACCTTCCACTGTCCGCGGTTCGCTGTTCATATCATCCTGAACAATTAGACCGCGATCCTGTTGAATGCCTAGCTTATCATAGTTTTGTAAAACTTTAATTAATTCTTCTTTGCTCATACTATCGAGAGAGTTCTCCGCTTGCGCTTTATTATCGTAGAAGCCTGCCACCCGACCGCGGTTCACCTCTGCATTAACGGCAGCAGAGTAGTGCTTACCCTCGAGTGCCGCTTCGCGGATATCTTTCAGCGATGAGAGGTGCGATGCCATCGAAACGCCAGCCGTCTCATACAAATCTTGTTTTAATTCGTTAACTGCCTCCGCAACAAAGGGGCTTATCTGAGGATTAAGTAATTCGTGGGCAGTCTGTCTTGCCCTATCCTTCGAGTATCCCGCTTGGCGTGCCGCCTCCGCCGCAGATATTTTACCTGTCAGCGTTCCCTGAACATAGTTTGTCACAAACAGCATTTGCTTGGGGGTTAATTTTTGTTTTAGTCTCCTGTCTTCAGGATTAATTAATTTTTTAGTAGTACTCATATTTGTCATGTCTCACTGGTTCATCAATATCCTCGTCATCATCGTATAATTTGACGAAGTTTCCTTCTCGATATCTTATCAGAGCTAATGTAGTCGCGTCAACTAAGTCATCGTGCTCTCCATAAGGAAAAGACGCGAGTTCCTCTTGTAAATCTAGCGCCCAACTGTCATCGGTCCGCCAAACGTGACCCGCTTCAAAGATAGGGGAGACTGTATTTAAGCGAACATGTTTGTCCATACCGCGGTTCGGGGAAAATGCGGTTGCATAAACGCCAAATCGTCTAAGCTCATGTATCAAGGGTGTCCCTGATGCCTTTGCCTCAATAATTACACTGTCAGGATCAAATTTTTGTAATTGTTGCTTGGCAACCTGCTTTAATTCAGGAAAATCCCACCGACCTTTAGTGGATGCAAGTAATATTAAATGCGTTTCGGGTCCTTCGTCTGGATGAAAGATACCCCAAGTGGTAATTGCAGAGTAGTCAGCGGTTTCTTTTTTAGAAAACGCAGTGTCATAGCTTTGAATAATGAAAGCGCACTCTGGTGGATGAGGTTTTTCCCAAATATTCCACCACTCACGCTTAATAATACTAGTTCCATCATAGGTAGGGTTTTGTTGCCACTGGGCATTCCACTTACTTGGTACTAGAGAAGCTTTAACTTTATCTAATTCATCTAGTTTCCAGTACTGAGGCCAAATAGGTTTACGTTTCTCTTCATCATCATCATCTAAGATAGCAGGAAACTCTATAACTTCCCACTTATCTGCCTTTGGCTCTGCCATTTTCTTGACCAAGTTAGCAGTTAAGTCTTTTTGAGACCACCTTGTCATCACAATTGCAATTGATCCACCAGGTTGTAAACGCTGTCGAGGACCTGAGGTGTACCATTCATAGGCATTCTCCATTGCAGTTGAGGATAATGCATCCTGTTCACTGTGGGGATCGTCAATAATCAATAAATCCGCACCACGACCAGTAATAGCACCACCAACACCAGCCGCAAAATACTCACCACCATGATTTGTTTCCCATCTACCAGCAGCTTGGTTGTCCGTTCGTAGAGTTACATTAGGAAAGATGCGTTTATATTCTTTTGAATTCATTAAGTTACGAATTTTTCTACCAAACCTGACAGCAAGCTCACCTGTGTGCGTTGCCTGAATAATTTTTAATCTAGGATTAAGTCCCATCATCCACGCTGGGAACAGATAACTAGCGAACTCGGACTTTGTGTGTCTTGGGGGCATATTAATAATCAATCTCTGTGCCTTATCCGCTGAAAATTTTTGAAATTGTTCAGAGGTTCTTAGGTGATGTGGTCCCTCTACGAACTCTGGCCATACCGCCTTTACAAAACTCATGAAATTTGCTCTAGCAAATTCTTGTTCTTGCTTTTGACGAAGTAAAACCATCGCCTTTAATTGTTGTGTGTCTAGGTTTTTATAATCCATATGTGAATTTTGTTCCATCAGTGTGAATATGTTGCAAACCTTAACCTACGCGCATATAAAAAGGGGCGGTTTTTTGGGGGGTGGGGTAAAATTTTTTTAATTCTCAGTTTCATTTTCTCTAAGTACCTAAGCCATCGGATCGCGGAAAGCTGAGATTGTTGCATAATCTATATTATAAGAACAGATAAGTATATATTTTTCAACGTTTTTCGCGTTTCGCGGATCGATGTGTCTATATTTAGTGGTCATCATTTAAAATTTCGCGGATCGGTTGCCACGTTTCACCCAGTGAAACATCGGTCAGCGGTGAGTGGTCA